GATAGAGTGAGCTTTATGCAGGAAGACACTTCCTGGTTGATAAATTTTAGTAGTATATCTCCTACCATATGTTTACGACACATGACAACGTAGTATTTAAGGTCCCTACAGACCTCCAGCTTAGACTCCTGGAAGAGCCGAGATTAAAATTTTTGATCTAAAGGTTTCCTTCCTCAACGTATTTATGAAAATTAATTCACAAAGCACTTTCGTGGTTGATTTTATACACCTAAAGAAAAGAAAGGGTTACGTATTACAACTATAGATAGAGCCGCAAGGGATATCCATGAAATATAGAGGTAGCAAGCTACTTGTATCGCATGTTTGAAGTGACGCTTCTTTCATTCTTTCTCTTATATGTTTACAAGTATATATAAACTTGGCCTAATTCATAGGCTTAGTCCCGTAACGTCTGAACTAAACGAGTAATTTATCCTCTTACCATTGAGCTGAAAAATCCTACAATAAATCGTAAGAGTTAGAAGACAGGAGTCAAGTTATTGAGCGTGGTACCCTCCCACTGATCTGGATAATAAATATCTGATCGACCCAATAATGGCACTTTATATAAATAAAATGCCCTTGTCTCATCTGCATAGGCAACATGAACTGTTACGGTCAAGTCATCTGGCTGCAGTTGTCCTTCGATCCCATCAGCAAACATAAGTATAGAACCCATATCTGTATAATGGCTAGTAGCATAAGCTAGATCGATCTCATCCTTTGTCAAGTTGAAATTGAGTAAAACTTGATAAGGGACTTCAAAGTGGAGTGTGCGGTCAATTGTATTGATCATACTCACATTCAAACGGGTTACGTTTAGCAATGGATCTGCTGTTTCTTGAAAAGTTTCAAGAAACTGCAAAGTTATTGCGTTGTAACCACTGGTGTTCGAAAGTGGAGGCAGAAAATACACACGGAATTGACTACAAATAGATTGGAATAAGTTAGAATTAGTAAAAGAACCATTGAAACTTATGTTGAATCTTAAACCACCATGAATACAGCGATAAGGAGCAGTAAACCACTCCAACAATCCTGTAGAGCGAACATTGTCTTCTATGGAAATTAGATCACGAAGATCTATTTTCCGCTTGAAGTATGGAAGCTGAAGAGGTATGTTCCTATAAACTAGTTGATACTTCTTCAGATAGTCACGTGTACTGAGCGATATGCCTGGATTTATAGTTCCTTCTTTCGAATTCCCTATTGAATCCTTCGATACCGGGATAGGGTCAGAAATGACCTTCTCCTCGACAACCTCGCTTTGTAATGGCTCTACAGCCATCATTTGGGCTTCGAACTTATTTCTACCAATAGGAGCAGGCTCAATTGGTGTCCACAAGTTGGCGGTTGACAACCCTCGAAGAATGAAATTATCACCTCCGGATATGTACACGTTTACTATAATAGATGTGGGTACGTTGTTAGGGCACACCAATCTATTAAGCACGACTACATGCAACATTCCGACACTATTTAAAGCTGTTACGCCTTGCGTAGTATCATTGGAATGAGGAACTTCCAAAAATGGTGTTGGAGCAATATAAGGAACTTCGAACTCGAAAGAATTACTTCCTTGAGCTATATCAATTGTTCTACCATATTGAGCTGAAATCGTCTGTATATCTAAAGTAGTCTGAGGTGTAAACACTCCAGGATTGAAGGCCACAAATAATTTTGTGGTTTGCAAACTAGTTGCACTTACTTCAAATTTAAACTTTAGTGAACCTTGCCAAAATTGAAAGGGCATACTTACGTAGCCTAACAAAGTTGGTTGATAAGTAAGCTTACCAATGTCAGTACAGATAGGATTAACAGGAAAATAAGCAAGAACGTCACCAGGAACTTGAGCAGTCGAAACCGAAAAAGAACCAAGATAACTTGATTTAGTCAAGAGATAAGCAAAACTCATTTCATCCGCACGAGATGAAATATCAGATGAGTTTAAAGTAGCAACTTCAGCCGGGAATGGCGTCAGTTTATCCAAATATACTTCCCCAACAGCATTGTTTAGACGACCAACTGATACATGACTAGTGGGAGCACCGACCATGTAATTAGAGGGTTTATCTAAACCTGTCAAGCCTCGAACGATGTCGATACCGTCAGAAATAAATTTCTTAGGTATCAAACCACCAGTAACACTTGATATTCCTGAAGCAGCAATATCTGTTAAAGGTGTTATCAAGGATTTTAGTCCTCCGAAAAACTCAGCTTGAAATCTTACTCTAGGCACTTGCTTGGACAAGGGCACGTAAGGTTTCAAACGTGGAACCTTGAATTCAGAATTAGGAAGTGAAGCCATTACGCTTATGGTTGCAATTAACGAAGAGTTAGTTGCGGCTTCCAATTGATTCCAAACAACAAAGTACAGGGTACCCAAAGATGATGCCAATTCATCAGCCGGAATACGCACGTCTAAGTAATTCACAGGACTTAAATAAGGTATGGTTAAAGTCGCAGGCGAGCTAGTATTTGCATACAAGCTCACATGCTCGTTTATGGAGATATCCAAGGGGTTCAGACGCTGTAATGCACTGGTAGAATAGGTCAAGGGTATAAATACGGCTTTCACTATTCCTTGGTGCATCGGAGACGCATTAACTTGAAAAGACAAGGAAATGTCACCATGCCAGTACTTAAAAGTACTGAACGGAGCGTCATTTAATTGATTAACAATTAAGTCCCTAGGTAACTCATAAGTAGCTAAAACAGACCCTGGGATATCCGAAGATGCCCAAGTTATAGTATCAACAAGAGATGGTCGTAAAACTGTCTCTGCCAATAACCAGCCGCGTTCATCTATAGACTGAGTGTCTATTAAAGAAGATGATGACCGTTGCGATGAGGATTGGTCCTCTCTGTTCGCTACTACCATACCCAGACGTGAGTCAAGAGACACGTCTTCTAAACCTTGAGCTTCAAATCTTCTCTTTGAAGTAAAGGGCCAAAGTAAGAGATTTCGATTACTTACTGCTAAGTTCTTGATTAATCGAAACCAATATTGGACTGCACCAACAGCAATGAACGTTTGGATCGTACGCGCAATAAAACGAGTTAAAATTGTTAAATGTATTTGATTGAAATTGTTGAACATATTCTTAACCACGGATAGCTGTTCACACTATACAGTGGGGTTTGACCTGTTTCAGAAGGTCTTCTTCTCTATTACCTTAAACTAGGTTCTCGTAACATAAGGTGTTATAATGGTCAGTTACAACGTTTTAATTACCCATGCGTTACTTCATTTATCCTCTGATAGAGCTTCGATTTGAGAGTTTATACTTACTCACAAAGTCGATGTTCATAGTTGTCATTCCTCTAGGATTCCTTCCTCTACGTATCATAAGATTATCTCCTATGAGCACAATAAATTGTGGCAGATTTTATCCTCCTAGTAAGAAAAAACAGGGTTAACGTATTAGACTATAGCTAGAGCCGCAAGGGATAGCCATGCCAAGTAGAGGTCGCAAGCGACTTGCTCAACATGTTCAAAGAACGCCTTCTGTTACTACGAAAATCTGGACATATAACGGATATCCTAACACGACATGAATACATGTTTTTGTGTGTAACGTCCCACTAACGAATCATTTATCCTTTGATCAAAGCTTCACCTGATTGCATTGTTATCCTGTATGCTCAGCTATTAGATTATCCTCATCACAGAGATAATAGTTTATCCTCATTGCGGAGATTGCATTGTTATCCTGTATGCTCAGCTAAAAGCCAAAACATTAAGCCATACAAATGGATTCAAACAAATCACCTTTCTTATAGAGTTTAGTCAGAGAATCAACAGAGAGGAATTGTACCTCAAAGTCGATATTAGTCAAATAAGTATTAACTAACTGCATATAAGTATAATAAGTTTCAGAACCGTGCAAGAACAACTCTCGTTGAAAATTCAAGAGTTTCACGGTCGTCAACTCATCACGCCTAGTTACATCTCTAACATAGTTCAAAGTAGAAGTGATTGTTTTCATATCCAAAGGTGCAGCTATGGTTTGTAAGAAATCGTTATAGAGAAAGCCACGTTTAAGAAATGTGCATTTTTCAATACCTTGCGTAGTGTAAGTCCACGCACCTTTAGAAGCTGGCGTAAAATCCAGTCCTAAAACATTCGCAACTGACTCAAAAGTCTTTCCATTAAACCACTTTGCTGTTTCAGCATTTGTTGATACAAGTTTGTCATCTCCATAGACATCATCTCTGACCGAAGTCATAAATTTGCCTAATGATGGTGAGACTCCAAATTGTTGCTTGTGTAAAACATAGTAAATATAAGCCGTTAACATTTTATTGATTAAAGAGTTATACTCCGCAGTCAAAGCTATACCCGAAGGCAAGCTGTGAGTAGTGTAGTAGACATCATCTAAAGTTATTGTAGGACAATTTTGAATTATTAATAAAAGATTGTCAAGAATAGCTTTATCAGTCTTTGAACCACAAAACTTTTTAACTAAGACGCTGCGGAGGACAGATTGGAATTGAGGGAGCATTCCCCCATCCCATTTGCCCCAATCCCCATCGAATGAGTGTCCATAAGCTTGATGCTTGCGCATAAGCTCTATCCATTCATCTGAAAAAGGGTTGATACAAACTCTCACACCGTTGGCATTACGCTTCGAGTGTAATTTAACCAATAAATCAAGCATGTACTCACGTTGGAGGCAAGTAACATGCAAGGGAGCCATTTTAAAACTCCTAGGCTTATCAACTTTTTCTACATTTCGCAACTCGTCCTTAAGGATTTCAGCGTGTATTGCATCCGAAACCTGGACGTTTCCTTGTACCAACTGTGAACGTAAATGCTCAATCCTATCTCTAAGGTAGGGTTTATACAAACCCTTCTCATAATCCAAGTAATCTTCCTTTTTCAAGTCATACCCGAATCCACAAGATGTATCCTTATTAATAGGGTGAGCAACTTCTATATCACCAACCTTAATGCCCTTAACTACTTGTTTTTCAACGCATTTGTCAAAAGCAGGTATGATTGATTCTATAAAAGTCTCAGCATAATCCAAAGCTTCTATATCAACATTTTTAGTTATTGAATGAGATTTCTTTGAGATTTCTTTAACAGAAACTTTAAGATTAGCCGGTTTACGTTCTTTAGGGAAAATACCAGAAACAGATGAATCAACGATGGAAGATTTATCTGGTACATTCTGATATAGTTTAACGTCGGTCCTAGCAAGAGACATGCCAGGCACCCCTCCGACGATGCTGGTAGCGTTGTTTTTAATAGAAGTTAAAAACTCTATCAAACTTTTGGAAAACTTTTTACAGATTCCCATTTTGCCGTCTAAGCTACCAGCTACATGCATTCCTATGGGTGCAATACAATTGTCTACTTTGCAGTAGTAGACAGCACCGCATAGGCCCTTTAATGAGACATCTGAGACAATGTCCTCGGCAAATAAAGGGTATTGTAGTTTATCAACGTAGTACATGGATTTATACCCGAGGTTCGCAAAAGATCCTCCAGTTTTGACAACACCAAAAGGTGTGCCAATAAGGATATTATCCAGTACCATAGGACTATCAGCTCCAAACTTAAGTTTGGGAAACTGGTAGGCTATCTGCATGTTGAAAACTACTACATCATTACTTGTATCACAAAACACTTGCGTGATCTGTGCATTATCTACAATAACAGATCCGTCTCCACTTCTTATCGAAATAAAAAGCTTCCTAGTTGGATCAAATTGTTGATAGTAATGATGTGGAACAATGGCCAATTTACCAGTACACATAGATATACCAGTAATTGTGTGTGTTATGCTAAACTCACGGTGCATTCCAGTGAGATCGAAGAAGTAAACTCCTTTGACGTCAGCAACCCGTTCCAAGGTTGAGACTTTAGCTTGCACAGCCTCCTCGACAGTTGAAAAACCATCGGGGATCCACTCAGATCTCCTGGTTTTAGGACGAGCCGCATTTACATACGTCACATCCTTAACCCAGGTCTTACTTTTATGAAAATAACGAGAAATTACAAAATAACATAAATAAATAAAAGAAGTAGAAAATAAAATAAAAGTAGAAAAACAATATGAAACAGGTCTAAAAAACAAATCTTTTAAATGAGCAATAAAATCAGAAAAATTTACAAAATCAAACTTAAAACACTTAATAATAAATTCAGAAATATTAGCAAGTAGACGTACAAATTCACTACGCCAAGTTACCTCGGCGTTGGATTCAGAAAAAGCAGCATCAATATCATCTATTGTTATAGAATCAACTGATTCATTATGAACGCTGTCATCAGGATTTATAACCCCGTTGGCAGCATCCATAATTTCCTCCTTTAACATACTCCAGATACTTTCAGGTGGTTCACCATCCCTAGTAGAGAAAATTAAGTCTTCTCCATCAGAATCAGTAAACCCAATAGTCGGTTTATACATATTAGCTTCCCAGTTCAAATAACCTCTTTCATCTAATTGAAAGAGACCATTATCCTTGTTCGGTATATATAAACGTCCTATTTTTCCATCCGGTATATATGAATTTGTTACGCGTTGCCTATATGAGAACATATTAAAAACTTGCATTAAATTTTCAACAAAAGCATCATTAGATAGTATCGGAAATTCTTCAACTATCTTCCATTCCTTACGAGCGACATCTCGGACCTTGACAGCCCAAGAACCACTATAATTTCCATCAATGAATTCTACATGAGTAAAATCGATCAGTTTTATGCGTCTGCACAAAGCTTCCTTATCAGTAATTCCGCAGTCAGCTGTTAATGTAATATTAGCAGGATTGACATTAGAAGTAAACAATAAGAAAGACGAAGAAAAGTGTTTGGTACCTTTCTTCGTAGCTTCAGCACAGTTGAGAGGATAACGTATAGTAGATACCATATTTATGATATCAGACCATTGATAAACTCCTTTCTGACCGATGTCATCCATGACGAAGACATCTTCGTTGTTATAGTGATCATAAAAGTCACGATCTTGATACGAGGCATGAGTATACACTGTGCGGTGTACACCTATTTCTTTCACGAGTTGAGAGAGCATGGTGGATTTACCACACCCGGGGGGTCCATAAAACAAAAAACAAAGAGGTTCAGATCTTGTTGCATTTTTATAAGTTAAATAACGAATATTAAAATCTACTATTTTCTTAGAGATATGCATCATTTTAACGGGGAGATTCTTAGCAAAACTGAGATATACATCCTTCCAAGTTGAGTAGTCATCAAAAAATGACTCCCACTCTTCTTGAAATTTTGTATCAGAAAGAACAGAATTGTTTTCATTATAGATACGAAAGAGAGATTCAAATCTACCAGACATTCTATTCATACGGGTAAAAGGGATTTTCTCTAAAATGTATTTTGAATACACTTCAGCGAACCAGTGACAATTATCAAACAGTTTGGATTCTTGTTTGCTTTTGTGTTTAAGCCATATAGCTACTAGAAACGGAATTTCTAGTATGTAAGCCATACAGTCTTGAACAAAGCTTAAATCGTCCAAAATTTTGATACGTGTAAACAATGACATATTCTTAAATAAATGCAATAAACGTGAGCCTATCACACCTGAAAAAAGAGATGCCATGATTAAACTGTCAAGAGATTGAGCTTCAAATTTAGATTCAGAGGGAGATTCATTCTTCAAAAACTTATATAACAAAGGTACAAATTTAAAAATAAAAAGACGCCAGGCAAGGGGTTTTAAACCATCACCCATTATAACTTCACTTAAAAACCATTTACATAAATCATATATTTTTTCAAAAAATTCTTTTGCGAGATTCGATGCACTAAACATTGGTCGTAATACTTTATCATTCACAGGTTTTGCAACACTGTGAGCAATATCAATTACTTCCTCTGCTTTGCGCATTGTGGAGGGGAGATTCGAAACGGATTTAAACAAGCTTGAAACATAATCAAACAAACCTTGAGATTCAAAATTTGTCATCTTCTCATGCTTCTTACTTGTCTTAGATCTATTTTTGCCAATGCTGTTGGGTCTCTCAATATGTGAAACATATTGATTGACTTGCCAGCGCGATAAATGTGGTTGAAACAAATAAAAACGATTTTGCACCATGCCGGATGATGCAACCTTATAGCCATATTTCTTATAATTTTCGACATTTTTATACTCAGACGGTAGTATCTCTGAAATAGAGATACCATTTCCTTTCACTAATACCAAAAACCAAGAGTTTCGATTTTGTGACTTATATTGTACCATTGGGGTACAATCTTCATCGGTGCTAACAGGGCTAAAAGCCAAGCTAGCGTTAAAGGTTCGAGTTGTATTAAATTGAATTTGATTACACTTGTCCATGTTACACATTGATGTCTATACCAACTAGTCGTGAAAACAGCGAATATATACATAACCATACGAGGTAAAGAATAGGCGTTTGCTTCTAGCTTCAGCGTTAATTAGGGCTTTAACTTCCGAACAACTTACGGAAATTGGGGTCCTAATGATACTGAAATTCGATTGTGCTTCTTCAGTCCTTGATCGTACAGGTATGCAAAACTCTTACTAGCCAACAGTATAGAACTCAGGTTACTTCACACTAAGCTTACCATAAAGAATACTAACAACACGGGGGCGAGACCCGGATGTTGCCAGGGGGTGGGATTAATTGCAGTTCAAAATAGCCTTATCCAATCAGAAAGGAGAGCGAGTCATCCTTCCTTCATGTATCCAACTAAATCTCACTGTGTTCATGGGAGCCCAAACTCCCGAGACCATTTACGGTAGGTCGTCCTAGCATTACTGAATGCCAGCTTGCTTTAAAGTCTGCACATAGACTAATTGCGGTTAACCTCAGCAATCAAGAAGGGTAAAGGTCTTCATGAGATTCTATTAACATTTTTCGGATATTAATCGAACCTTCTCACAAAGATTTTATAGATTACCACTATTCCTATGAACTAACCCATAAGAATGGTTTATTGACTACAAACCGCCAATAACGGTTACATGCGATCACACCAGCATGTTAGGTATGTGAAGACTGATCACAACAGATGAAAAGCGTTTTACTCTAGCTTTTCAAAGAGTGTAGAGACTGACTACAACAGAACATGGCAGAACGAACGAGATTCAAACAGATACAATACCTGTTATCTCGGGCTAAAAAGCCTGGATAGCTACTTAATTTGCCAAATTAAGTAACATAATTTGATTTGCAGATCCTCAACTGCAGGTATTTGTAGAAAACACCAAAAACGAGTTTCAAGTTAGATATATGACAGAGCCTATTAATTAAAACGGGTAGTAATCATACAATCCTTAAGAAACATTATGTTCAACATAAGTGATTTTGACATGTTTATATCATGAGAAACTATATATCTCAAATTCGGCACCTAAATATAAATTCATATAAGATCAACAAATCATTCAACATTAGTAGAAACAAAATTATGAATGATAGATCTCAATATACAAGAATATAATAAGCGC